GCCGGTGCCGGTGGGCGTGCCGGGCTCCATCTTGTTGATGCCCTCGGTGGAAATCGTCTCGTGCACGCCCTGGAGCATCGAGCGCGCGTCAGCGTCCGTCAGCGGCGCGCCGTTCTCGTCAAGCATGCGGTTGCGGTCGAGCTTGGGCAGGACGGAATCGATCCACTTCTGGGCGCCGGCGCCGCGCACCTTGGCGGAGTCGTGCGGCTGGGGGAGGTAGCCGTAGTCCAGCCTGCCCACGTCACCGCCAGCGGAGTTGAAGCGCTGGCGCAGTGTCTCGATCGAATCCAGCCATGCCTTCGCGCCCTTCTGCGCGATGCTGTTTCCCGTGGAACCGTCAGCGTTGCGGAAGACTTCCCGCGCCAGGTCGGCGACCATGGCGGGGTTCTGCACGTTGAAGACCCACATCGAGATCCGGCGGCCGGGCGTCACGCCCTGGGTGGACCTGACCGCGTCGAGGAGGTTCATCAGCCCGCCCATGGCCTCCTGCTTGATGCCGCTGATGTAATCGGCGGTGTTCTCCAGGTCGGCGACCAGCCGGTTCGACTGCTTCTCGCCGTGCGCCTGCGCCACGCGCGTCTCCGTCGCCTGCGTCTTGAGGATCTGGCGCTGGGCGTTCGCCACCTTGCGCGCGGACTCGGCCTTAATGTCGGCCATGGCCTGCCGGGCGGCGGCGAGGGTGCGGTCGTCGGCGCTCAACGCCTGCCACGCGACACGGTCTTGATAGGCCAACCGGCGCGCGGTGCTCTTGATTCGCGCGTCGATGTCGGCCAACTGATTCGCAGTCAGATCGGTCGCCCGACCGGCAGCCTTGGCCGCAGCCTGTACTATCGAAGCACATTTCTTGGACATTGCCATGGTTCAAACCCTCAAACTGATTGCTGCGCTACTGGCCATGTTCATGATCGTTCCGGCTTCCATCCTGCTCGCCACGGGAAGCTGGCGGGCATCGTGGATCGCGGCGCGGGAATACGGTATGTGGGTGCTCGTCATCTGCCTAGTCCCGGCGGCCATCGGGTGCGTCATAGGCTGATCGCGCACTGCGCGGCCACCTCGTAGAGGTCGGCGTCGCGCGACTCAGCACCGGCCTGCTCCCGAAGCGTGTCGATCAGGTCTGCTACCCGCATCGGCGCGTCCATGCCGTCCAGGTGCACCAGCATGTCCGGATTCGTGCGCAGGATCTCGGCCGTCGTCGCCTCGAGGTGCGCGGTCGCCGGGTCTGCCTTCTCGCCGCCGGCTGCCGCCCCCGGCGCTTCAGCAGTCAGGGGTCGTTCAGGCTTCGCCGCTGCCTCGCGGGGGGCGGCTTCGGCCGGCGCGCGCAGTGCTGGCGCGTCGGGATCGACCGGCGCACGGGCGGCGCGGAGTTCGTCCGCGGCGGCTGCGAGGCGCGTGACCCGCTCGCCTTGAATGGGTTCAGGCCGCATCGGGCGACGCTGTTCGGCGATCTCCGGAGGCAGTTCGACATGGACGCCCCCTTGCTGCAAGGCGGGATGGGATTCCGGCACGTCGACGAAGCGAGACGGGCCTTCTGGCTCTGCCATCTGGAACCGTTGCGGCTCCGTCGTTTCTTCGGGCTGATAGAGCCTGATGCTGCCCTCAGGAACCGCTGGCACCTCGACGCCCGGCGAGACGATGTCCTCCACCGCCACAGGCTCCCCGGCCGCGATCTGGTCGGCCGCCGTCTCCACCGCGCGGATGTGCGCGTCGTGCCCGGCAATGTCGTCGGCCGGCGTCAGCCGCGAGGCGTTGATCGCGTCCGCGGCCTGGAGCGTGCGGGCCGCAGCCTGCGCTTCGGCGTCGCCGCCGGCCGCGCGCGCCAGATCCTCGCCCCGGAGCAGCTTGTCGAGTTCGGCCTGCAGGACTTTCCGCGAGCCCGGATCCTTCTGCGCGGCGAGCTCCTGCTTCAGCGCTGCGATGTTCGTGTCGTGCAGGGATGCTTCGACGGCGTCGCTGTGCGCCTGCTCGGCTGGCGTCAACGTCACGTCGGCGTGGGTCGGCTCTGCGCGCGCCTCCCCTGGCGCCTTGGCCGCGTGGCCGAAGGCGCCCCCCAGCACGCCTGGAACCAGCCCTCCGAGGGCGAGCGCGACCGGGTCGAGGGGGTCGTACTGGCTGGCGATCTTGTCGTAGCCGCCGTGCTCGAGGATCAGCCGCTCGGCTTCCGTCTGCCCGGTGGTGGCCGCCAGCCCGCCGGCCGCGCCCTTCACGCCGCGGATCAGCCGCGTGGCTCCGGACATCGGCAGCACCAGCGAGCCAGCCGACCCGAGGCCGAAGACGGTTCCGGCCGCCGTGCGCGTGTTGAAGTCGACGCCCTGCTGCTTGAGCTTGTCGGATTCGTTCAGCGCTTGATCGACGCCGAAGTTCACGAGCCCGGCCGGGCCGGCGGTCATCGCCGCTGCGCCCTGACCGCCGAAGTTCAGCAGGCCAGCGACCAGGTTCCCCGCTGCGCCAGTGGTCTCGGGGTCGGGCATGAAGGACTTGGCCTTCACGCGAAACGCGTCGCCCGCGGGGCTGCTCACGTCCACGCCTTCGGCCATGAGCTTGCGGTGGGCCTCTTCGGTCTGCGCGCGCTCGGCGTCGGTGCCCGTCGAGAACATGCCGCCACCGTTGAACGAACCGGTCGAGCCCATCACCTGCCCGAACCCATAGGTTTGATCTGCGGTACCGGCCGCCGCCTCCAGCCCGCCGGCCGGCAGCCCGCCCAGCCCACCCAAGACGTTGGCGAACACGCCGGGCTTGGGCGGGGGCGCCGGTGCGCCGGGCATCTGCTGCCGCGCGTCGAGGTTGCGGCTGATCTCGTCCTGGAAAAGACCGTCGATCATTGGCGGATCCCCAGGATGACGCGTTGGCCGGCGGTGTTGGTGACGTAGCTGTTCCCGGCCTTGACGGCGTAGCGGCCCTGCCCGGCGTCGACCAGGGTGGCGTCCGGCAGCGAGCTGATGAAGCTGGCCACCGGCACTGCGGTGCGTCCCACCAGCACCTGTCCGTCCGGCAACTGGCTGGCGAGGTCGGCGGGTTGGATGCTGGAGACCCGCTTCTCGAACGTGTTCGAGTCCATGCCGCGCGGCAGTGGAATCTTCGCGTCCTGCTGGCCGTGGGTGGCGATTCCGCCGGTGGCTGCGAGGACCGCCGGCCCGATGTCGCCACCGTTGGCGATCATGATCAGCTCGCCCGCATCGACCGCCGCCTTGCGCTGGTTCTCGCTGGAGAAGGCGTCGCCGATGGCCGTCGCGATCTGCCCGCGCCAGCTCGACGCCTTGCTGGTGTCGGCCTGGCTGGTCTTGTCGGTCTTCATGCGCGCGCCGATGGCGATCTGCTCCGCAACGACCTTGCCGTCGTTCGTCTGGTCGCCGGCGTAGAGCATGCCCAGGCCAAGCGGGCCAAGGTTGCCCTCCCCGCCGCCCTTGTCGCCCAGTTGCTTGGCGATGGCGGCGATGCGCTGAGGATCCCTGACGACCTGCCCGATGGTCGAAAGCGTGGCGGCCTGCTGCGCCGGAGGCAGAGATCCGACCATCTGCTTCATGGCCGCGGCTTCTTCGGGCTGGAACGGCGACACCTTCGCGCCGCCCCACGCCTCGACCATCGGGGCCTTCTGCATGCGCGTGGCCAGCGACACCAGCAGGCCGCCCGGATCACTCAGGTCCAGCGGCGGCATGCTGTCGGTCACGCCGTAGGTGACGGCCGCCTTCCACGGGTTGTCCTTGTAGGCGTCCCGGATGCCGCTGTCGATCTTCTGCAGGCCCGCCAACGATGCGGTACCCACCGGGCTGGTGCCCACGCTGGGGTTCGCGGCTTCGGTGGCGTACTTCGTGAGCTGAGCGTCGCGCTGGGGGGCGGACATGGCCGCGAAGCCGGCGCTGCTGGCCTGCTGCTCAAGGAGCACGCCTGTCTGTTTCTGCAGCGTCGTGCCGGCGGTGGCGCTGGACAGGGCGGCGATGGTCGGAGCGTCGAGGTATTGCCCCTTCTCCACGATGCCGCGGGCGGCGTTGAACTGGTCGGCGGCGGCGTTCTCGCGGGCCACGCGCGCGCGCTCGGCGGCGTCATCCGCACGGGCTTGCTGCGCTTCCAGGGACGACCGCAGGCCAACCAGGTGGTTCTCGACCTGGGCGCGCTGGTCAGGCATCAGCGCCTTGCCGCCCTCACCCTGCACGTCGGCCAGCGCCTTCGTGATGCCGTCCAGGTCGCCGGCCGCGTGCAGGTTCGCTGCGGTCTCGTTGAAGTAGCCGAGCGTGGCCTTCTGTTCGAACGCCGTCTTGTGCGCCGCCTGGAGCTCAGGCGACCAGCCGGCCGCGCCCCCGGAGAAGTCCACCATCGTGGCGAACTTGTCGGCTGCCCACTTCGCGCCAGTGGTCGAGACGTTCTTCAGCACCGCATCTCCGAACTGCGAGATCGTGCTGCCCGTGTCGGACTCGTTGCGCTTGAGGATGGCCCCGCGCAGACTGCGGTCGAGCGAACCCGTCGTGCCGGTCAACTCGGCGTCGAGGGTCGTCTGCACCTCGGCTGGCACCGACTGCATGGCCTTGGACTTGATCTTGGCAGCGGCGTCGCTGAAGGACGTAGCCGCGCTGGTCGGATCAAGCGAGCCGTCCGACAGGCCCCGCACCGTCTCCTGGTGCGCGTCCTGAAGCGCGTTCTGCGTCTGCACGAGCGTGAGCGCGGTGTTGGCGCGCTGCTGCTGGTCGGCCTTCTGCTTCTCGATGTCGAGCACGTTGACCGCGCCGCCCAGGACAGCATGCGCCACGCCCTGCACTGCGGAGCCGATGCCGCCGTCCGTGGCCACGGCGATGCCGCCCTGAGGCGCGCGCACCACCTGGTTGCCGAGATCTCCGGCGTCTGGAATCCGCATGTCAGGTTCCTCCCGCGACGGCCGGGGCCTTCGTCTTGATGCCAGCCCACTTGCTGCCGACCACACTCGCGCCGTTCAGGACAGACGAGGTGGCGTTGAGGTAGCCCGCCGTCTGCGCGTTGCTGCCGCTGATGCGCAGAGCATCGGCGTTCGCCGCGGCGCGCGAGACGCCGTTGCGGCCGTTGAGGATCGTCGTGAGCGCGTCCTGCTCTCCCTTCTGCCCGATGTCGGTCGTGATCTGTTCGGCGGTGCCGGCGCCCACGTCCACGCCTGAGGCAGCCAGCGCAGCGATGGACGCGCTCTGCTGCTTCTTCGTGGCGTCGCGGATGCGCTGGGCCTCGACCTGCGCCTGGCCGGCCGCGGCCTCTGCGTCGGCGTTGACCTGGTTGGCCTGCGCCTTGGCGGCGCTTTTTTGCTGCGCACCGGAATAGATCGCGGCGCCGGCGCTGACGGTCGTTGCCGCGACGGCGGCGACCAGTGCGGCAGTTTCAATTCCCATGATCGATGGCCTTCGTGAAAAGTGGTCCCGTGCTGCGGTAGCCCAGGTACTCGTAGAACCGGGTCGTGCCCTCGACGTTGATCCCGGTCGTGATCCCCAGCCGCATCTCCACTGCGCCGCGCGCCTTGCACCACGCCTCCAGCGCGAGCAGGAGCTTCATGGCCAGCGATCCGGAGCGGTGTTCCTCGGCGATGAAGAACGAGAAGTCGAAGCCGTGCAGGTGGCGGCCGAACCAGTACTCGGTGACTGCACCCGCGATGCCGCCAACGATGACGCCGCTCACCACGCCCACGAAGACGACGCCGTGGCCGTCGATCAGGCTCGCCATCAGCGCGCGCACCTTTTCGTCATCGAAGGACCTGTCGCAGTAGGTCGAGGTCTGGTGCAGGCGACGTCCGAGCGCCAGGATCTCGTCGAGGTCGTGGGGCGTGGCGGGGCGGATCATGTGTCGTTGGCCGAGACTTTGCGCACGATGGACAGCACATGCGCGGGGTACGGGAGCGGCTGCGTGATGACGAGGCCGGGCTTGTAGAGGTCGTCGCTCAGGACGATCTCGCTGTAGTCGCCCGTGTAGCCTGGCGGCGGGCGGTCAAGCAGGTTCGTGCCGAAGCGCCGGAAGTCGGTGGTCTGCCCGTTGATGGACAGCGTCTCGGTCTCCAGCACCCGCACGATGACCTGGTGGATGCTGAGGTTCGAACCCTCGTGGGTTCCCGTGCTGCCAGCCACTTCGACGGGCAGCGGCTCGATGGTCGGCAGCGGCCGGGCGAGTCCGATCTCTACAGCCGTCGCCGTGCGAGGCAGCGTGACCTTTCCTCCGCTGACGACGAACGTCCCCTGGTTGATGCCGTCCGCCTTCGCGGCCACGGTCTGCCCCTCGAGGTGGTCCAGGCCGCTCCAGGTCGCGTGCGGCGTCGCCTCCTGAACGACGCAGCAGTCGGTGTTGACGGTCTCGCTCAAGACCTCGATGAAGTAGCGATCGACGCCAGCGATGCTGCGCTGAACCAGCGTCCACACCTCATCGAAGCCAACCACGGGGACGACGCTCACCGAGCGGTACAGGCCCTGCGTCAGGTAGCGCGACCAGCCCACCACCTCCTGATCGATGGAGTAGGCGCACACCGCCATTTGTCCGTCGGCCCGGACGGCGTAGAGCAGCGAGTCCGGCTCCGCCTGGTAGGCCATGTCCGTCACGCCCGACTTCGTGATGTGCTCGGAGAAGACTGTGCGATCGGGGCTGTTGAAGCCGTCCGACGCGGCGTCGTAGCCGAGCGCGCGGATCTTCAGGCCCGCCCCCTGGACGAACATCAGTTCCTTGCCGATCGCTACCGGCCGCACGCCCCCCGTCCCGTACGCGCTCTGGTTCGACTTCTGGATGTTGGTCGGGCCGATAGCCTTCTCGTTCCCGCCCCGAAAGGACACCTCCAGACCTTCGGTCAACGCAAAGAGCTGCGTCGTGTAGGAGAGGTGCCGGATCAGGTTGCGCTGGTGCGTGTTGAGCGTGTACGAGAAGGCGTCCGCGTCGCCCGTGCCGCTTTCGAAATTCAGGTACTCGCCGATGGCCGACGCCCAAATCTTCTGTGGCTTCGTCCGCGTGCCGCCGACCCACAAGCGCTGCTCGAACAGAGCGCCGGCAGTGGGGTATCCGCCCGCGGTCGTCCACGAGTTCCCCTCCAGCGACCACGAGCCGGGCGGCGAAGCGATCAGCGCGGACGCCTTGGTTCGGATTGCGGCCTGCACGCTGGTGGCGTTGGTCACAGACGTGATCCGGTACAGCGCCCCGGTGGCGGCGTCGCTGATGTAGCTCCCCACGTCGCCGGCGCGGAACGCGTCACCGGTGATGCCCCAGCTTCCTGGCTCGTAGCTGTGGGTGAGGAAGTCCGCTTCGGAGGTGAGCGTGCCCGTCGCCGTCACGCCGGTCTGCGCGGAGATCAGAACCACGCCCGCATCGGCGTAGAACGTCTTGCCGATGTCGGCGGCGGTGAAGATAGAGACCGACGCCGTGAGCGTCTTGACCGTCCCCTTCGGGTCGTCGTCCCCGTCGTTACCGGCATCGCTGACAGCGACGGTCGCCGCGCGCGGGGTTGCTGCGTCGATGCGCACGTTCGATCCGGCCGGGCCGGCGGAGGCGGCGTAGATGAAGGCCTGCGGGGATCCGTCGAGCGTCCAGGTCCCTGCGGCCAGCGCAGTCGACAGGAAGGCCGCATCGATGTCGAGCGTCGCGACCGTGGAGCTCGTGACCGCCGTGATGGTGCCAGACCCGAAATTGGCGATGACGTCGCGACCCTTGTCCGACGCCAGGAACACCGCAGCACTGGCCGTGATGGTGCGCCCTGTGCCAACCGTGGCAGCCGACAGCGTCGCACTCACAGCGGGCTGCAGGCCCTGCTCGTCGAACGGCTGCACGACGAACGGCGCGGCGTCGAGGCGCCACGTCTGATCGTCCAGGCGCTGGAGCCGCCGCGGCATGAAGCCCTGGTGGAACAGGAACATCGTGTCTTCGGCCTGCTCGTAGTTCAGGCTCCACAGACCCAGGGAATCGTAGGGCGTCACCAGCTCGAGCGGGACCAGCCCGTTAATGATCTGCGTCCGGTCGCCCACGCGCCAGATCCGCAGCGCCAACGGCGTCAACTCGATCTGGAAGCTGAGCGTGCGGGAGTAGACGAAGGGGATGAGCCGGCCGGCCGTCCGGGCCTCGCCGACGTGAATCGATCCGCCCCGGGTCTTCGCACCGCCCTGCACGCGGGGATGGAAGTTCTCCATCCGCACCACGGCGTTGTTGTACTTCGCGACGTCGACGCGGCCGCCGAGGGACGGCGACAGCTCGCCACCCGTCATGTTCGTTTGCAGGCTCTGCAACTTCATGGGTCAGAACCGCGCGTCGATCAGCGGCGACTGCTCGGCCACCTGGTCGGTCGGTGCCCCCATGCTGTCGATGCTCTTGGCGATCATCAGCGCCTGCTGGTACTCCTGACGCAGCGTGTCGCGCAGCGACGTGGACTTCGTGATGGCGTAGCAAATCGCCCACTTCACGCGCATCTGCATGATCGACACCAGCAGGTCGTCCCACTCGCCCTCGTTCTCGTTGCGGCGCACGTAGCGCAGGAACAGCGGCGTGGCGTTGCTCAGCAAGTAGCGCCCCTCTTGGCGGAAGTCCACAGCCCAGTCGCCCTCCCCGCCCACCTTCATCGTGCGCACCCAATCGGACGGCAGCAGGTAGCGCTTGGTGAAGCCGTAGTCCGGGGCATCGGTCATCGGGGAAAGCTGCACCCGGCTGACGGCAGACTTCCAGGTGTGCGAGCGCAGCACCTCGTTGCGCAGATTGGGGTACAGCGCGCCGCAGACCCGAGCCCGGTCGTTGCCCTCACCGAAATCCGCGATGCCGGAAACACCCAGCTCCAGCAGGGCATTCGAGCAGATCGAAACGGATGTGGTCATGCGAGCCTCTGAAACGAAAAAGAGGCGGCCTGGATGGGCGCGCCTCGGAAGTCACCCGCAACCGGGCCAACGGGTGACAGGAGACCCAGATCAGGGCGAGATGAAGCCGACCATCGCGCTCACCGCTTGGTTGGCGGTCGGCGCCGCACCGGCGAAGGTCAAGAACAGCTCGCAGTCGACCGGCAGCGTGTAGTACTGGCCGTTGGTCGACTTCGTGCCCGTGAAGACGGAGGCGTTCTGCGCCGCGGTCAGCGACGTGGCGGCCATGACCGCGGTTGCGTCGATGACCACCAGCGTGTTGGCATCGCGCAGGCCGATGGACATCGTGGAGCTTGCGGCGCCGGCCGCGGTCGACAGCGAGACCCCCGGCACCAGGCGCGAGCCGGCCGGGATCACCATCGCGGTGCCGGCGGTGTCGCCGTTGGCGGCAGACCAGACGGCCGGCGTGTCGATGAAGATCCGGCGCTCCGGGTTCATCGCGGACGGCGCGGCCTTGAGGCCGGCCGCTTGCGCGATCTTCGTGCGGGTAGCAGTGTTCAATTCAGCCATGATGATTCCTTAAGGATGGGTGACGCTGGCCCAGCAAACTGAGCGGCGGATGTTGCGGACTTGAGAACCGGAGACGTTGAACAGCGGGCCGAGCTTTTCGGATGGCCGCTTGTCGGCCAGGATCAGAGCGACCTGCTCATTGGTCAGCTTCGCGCGGCCGTTGCGCTCTCCCGCCGGAGCCGGTCGACGACCCTTGCTGTACATGTCGCGCATGTTGTCGAGGTTGGTGCCGAGGAAGAAGTGGGCGGGGTTGACGCAGGCGCGAACGTCGCAGCGATGGCAGACCATCATTCCTTCCGGAATGGGGCCGATGTGCAACTCGTGGCTCACTCGATGAGCGCGCACCGTTTTGCCTTCGTGCTTGATCGATCCGTAGCCATTCCCGCCGATGGCGCCCGTCCACATCCAGCAGTCGCCGGTCTTGTCGACCTTCTCGTCGAATCGGGTGTGGAGTGGGCGGGTCATCAGTCAGGCCTCATTGAAAATCAAGGCTTACCACCTTCTTTTCGTCCTGGCGGCCAGCGCCGTAGGACGAGGCCATCGAGACCTGCCAGGTGTTCTTCTTGTCCGGCCGCTTGGTCACGTCGCCTTCTTCGTAGGCCTTGCCGAAGTGGATCGCCTCCTTCGTGTAGGCGACCGTCGTGTAGACGGGGGTGCCGCCGCCCGTGTTCACGAGGGCCTCGTAGGGGATCCACTGGAACCCGAGCCACGAGCCGGCGAGGTTGCCGGTCTGCAGCATCTGGCCGGCCAGGAAGTCGGCGCTCGTGAGCGTGGTGTCGGACAGGATCTGGCCCAGCGCGACCGAGTTGTAGAGCAGGAACAGCTCTTGGCCGTTCAGGTCATCCGCCTCGTTGGCGCGAAACATCGTGCGGGCCTGGATGATCTTGGCCTTCGTCAGGCCGGTGCCGCCGCCCACGATCTTCTGCGTGCTGGGCAGCGAGTACGAGGCGGTGCCGTCGACGGTGTTGATCGTCCCGAGCGCGGCCTGGTAGATCAACTGGTCGATGCGGCGGTTGCGCGCGGCGACGAGCTGGCTCATGTACTGGCCGCCCGTGACCGGATTGACCTTCATCTTCGGGATGTCGGCGCGGTCGAGCGGCAGGGCCTTGAAGTAGTCGCGCATGGCGACGACGCGAGCCGAGTGCTCGATCTCCGACCACAGCGTGTCGCCGTGGCGGGTGACGTTCTCGTCCAGAAGGCCGAGCGCGCCGAGGTTGTTGATGGTGAAGGTCGCGCCTTCGATCGTGCCGC